ACCTTATCGTAAATCCAGTGGAATGAGTCAGAAGGGTTGTAGTCCAGTATTATCTTCCCATCGGTACGAAAAACGAGCTGCTGCCAGTCCTCAAAAAATAGTTCGTTTGCCTCGTTAATGAAAAGTAGGTTACGCTTCCTACCCCTAATTTTTTGGGGCTGGTCTAAAGAAATAAACTCCACAAGGTTACCATTTAGGTGATATTCGTGGTTGGACTTGTTGTGTAGCTCTTCAATGTAGATGTCATGGATTCTTAGGATTTCCATAAAGTCCCTCATTACTGAGGCCCTAAGTGATGGAAAGGTCTTACGGCATATTGTAATCACCTTATCCGTATGCTGGTAGGTGTATTCAAAAATTATCCACATCAAAATGTTATAGGTCTTACCTGAGCGTGTACCTCCTTGCTCTATGGTAATCCTTTTATCACTCTTTTGTAAGTGCTTATAGACCTTATTCGTGTAAATCTTGGTCATCTAGTATTTCAATCTGAAAGACCTTTTCGCCCACCTTGTGAACTTCTTGCCGTTCAATATAACCCCGCTTTTTGCCCTTTGTCTTTAGGTAAAAGATGGTAGCGGTAGAGTTGCCGTCTTTAATTTGTTTATGCAGTTGGCTTTCTGCAAAGTCAATAGCCACATCCCCAAGCTCCTCTACTGCCTTCTTGTATTCGTCATCCTCTTGCATCCATTCGTAGTGTGTTTGGCGAGCTATGCCAACAGACTTACAAGCAGCAGTTACCACACCTAAAGACTTTTCTAAGGCGTTTAGCATTGCCTTTTTATGTGTGTCAGTTTTTGTCATTTTAGGTGTTCTTAAAATCGTTTAGCGAATAAAATACAAAACTATTGCGATACCCCCCTTCATGCGTTGCGACTATCGGTGTAACGCCATGTAGGTTGCGCCATGCTGGGTATACAAGCATAGAGTTATCGGGCTGGGCAAATGTCGCATTGTAGTCGGGTACATTTAGTGCGCCACCTTTGCTATTATTGCGCTTTGTAATAATAACATTTAGCGTAGGTTTTAGATTTGCATTGTCCCTATGGTAATCAGCATTGATATTAAAATTGCTGATGCTAGATGTAAATAAGTTTGCAAACCGCCATTTTGGTTCTACTTGGTTTATTGCTTGTACTTGGGCAGCATATAGTTCGGGGGCTACTTGTTGCATGATTTTGCCGCTTTCGTGGGCGGCTAAGAGCATGGCCTTAATAAATGGCTTTGCACTTTTTACCTGATGAACTGCACTGATGCTTGGGTAAGGCATACGCATGTGGGGCTTTGGAGCGCGACTACCTAGTGTGGTGCTATATTGTGTAACTAAGTTTAAGCCTTGTTTTTGGCGTTCTAGTTTGTCTTTTTTGCTTCCTTGTGCGCCTCTGCTCATTTCTTGTTTTGGAACATTATCACTTCGGAACTCGTTATTGGCTATCACCATTAGTTGGCAAAGCTTAGGGCTATGCGCGTTAATGTCGTGGATATAAAAACCTATTAACTGACCATCTTCGTATAGTAGGCAGTCTTCTTGGATATTTGGTTCGGTATAAGGGCATTTGTCACCCACTTTAAAATGGTGCTCGCCTTTATAGAGGTCAATCTTTTTCATTTAGCATTTGGGTTAGTGCGTTTAGAGCTTCGTTGCTAGTGTTTACTATAATGGTGTCAACGGGAAGCTTTAGGTTTTTAATGCGGGTAGCCATTGCTTTAATGGCTCGCTCGGTTTGTTGTGTTCCGCGCTTTTGGCGGCCTAGTTGTCCGTTGTTATTTATTAAAACAACTTTTGGATTAAACCGCGCAATGAATTTGTTATTTGTAAACCTATCCCCCTCTAAGATTATTGTTTGCCCTTGCTTGTTGGCAATGAAGTCTGCCATGTCGGCCATTACACTCATGCTTAATTTATCACTGCCCTGAAATACCGTGCCATCATACTTACCTATAACAACTATTTTAGGGTTACAATGATAGTACACTTGCTTGAATTTAAACTTTTGGTTTAATTGGTATTTAGCTATTAAGTTAAGCATCACCCATGTTTTTCCAGTGCCTTGCATACCCACTAAAAGTATTGGCCTATTTTTCATGCTTGGTTTTTTGGGTCCGCAAAAAGTCTAGTACAATGCCACCCACATATCCATCAAATTCGCGGAAGTATTTAACCAGCTCATAAGCTTCATCATAGTCTTCAGGGCGAAATTCAATTTGTATGGCTTTCATTACATTGCCTTCCATATTGGCTATTTCGTCTTCGTAATCACCAGCTTCATCAAGCAATGAATAATCTGCCGACTGTTCAGGATTCCACAATTCTAAACCCCAATCGTTTAGTAAATCAACATCCCATTCGTTGGCTAGTAAATCCCAGTTCCACTCGCCAAAGCCTATATTATCTTTAATAATAAATTCGGCTTTTTGAGCATCGGTAAGTTTGTCGGCAATTAAAATATCCACCTCACGCAGCCCAGCAGCTTGACAAGCCCTGAGGCGCATATTGCCTCCAAGAACTACCATGTTGCTATCCACCACTATGGGTCGCAACTCTAACATTTGTGGGAACTCTTTAATAGAGTTTACTAGCTTCTTGAATTTATCATCCTTGATAATACGCGGGTTGCTTGGGTTAGGTATAACCTTTTTAATTTCTACTTTCATTTGTTAAATAACTTTCTTTCGTGAATATGTTTAAGCCACTCCTTATGATGCTTGACATCTCCGTAACGGTTGTGGCAATCCCTACAAAGTGCCATTAGGTTTTCTATTGTATCAGCTTCTTTACTGCCCCCCATTCCTCTAGCTTCTATGTGGTGGATGTCCACTGCCTGACCCCCACAAACTTCACAAGGGATAAAGTCCGTAGTATCGTACCCCATCCCTTGCAAATAAACTTTAGTGTGCTTCTTCATATATGCATCTCACCTTTCTTGACTAGCGAGATTCCCCACCATAGCCACCCGAAAGATAATGCCTTTTCACAAAATTTAGAATCATAGGCGTAGGACACAAAAGGAAGCAGCTGGATGCTGCCCACATATTTAAAGTGTTCAATAATCATAACTCATACATTTTAACATTAGCCGTATAAGCACTATGCTCGCAGTCCCTTGCAAAAATTAGTGCATCTTTTTTTTCCTTGAATGTTTTTCGGGCATTGAGTAACCAAGTGCTATCCTCAAGGAACTTATCATAAACTACTAAATATCCCATTAAACTTGGTGTTCAAGGTTATATTTCTCAATCTCATCTTTGGTAAGTGGCTTCACCCACTTCTTGTCTGCATATAAAGGCAATGCTCTTAATCCGTGAGGTTCTACCACAATATCGTTCTCCTCGTTGTGTATTTGTAAATCATCATCACACACTTCGGCAACAATCCATACTAATGTTCCTTGTTTCATTTCTCTTTGGTGTTAAATTCCATCGTTAGGGGGTTATTTTACACTTTGTGGTTGATTTGTTTGACACTTTGAAAGGTTTGGGGAGGGCGGTGAAAAACCGAACAACTAAAAAAAATACCCTCCCCTCTCCTTATTGTGCTATTTGTCTATCCAGCCATCTGCGGTACATATGTGCAGCTATGGCACACCTCTGAGGCTTGAACTTGTACGAGCCTTTAAGTCTAGCCGTAGCTATCCTCATAAACTGCTCTTGAGTAGACTCTTTCATTTTAGGGTTGCTCTAAGAATGTAACTATCCAAATCGTTGTGCATCTCAAAAAAGTGCTTGTATGTTTCAATAGCCTTCTTGAGCCTCTTATACCCCTTGTTCAAAAAAGAGTTTTCCACATCAAAGATGCCCACATCGCAAGAGTCCTTGTCAATGACTACAAACTGCATGGTGTCCACATCAAAGAGCGTAGTGTAAATAAAAGCCTGAATGTCATACCCATATTTTTCAGCACTCCATTCAAATTTGTCTATCTCCCTTGTGGTTTTCAGGTCAGCCACAAAGCTATATTTCTTGTCGTAGATGTCTGCCTTTGCTCTAAAAGCATAGCCCTCAAGCATTTGTATTTGTGGCACTTCAAACTCTGAGCCACTAAGTACATTGAGTACATACTCATTCCGTAGAGCTGCATCCACCAGCCTCATATTTTCATCATGCTCTTTGGCAGTAAGTACAATTTTTTTGCTTTTGGCATTGCCTTCTTTAAAGGCTTTGGCTACTCTGCTCTGCACATTGATAATCTCAAACCTTTCATCAAAGAGGTGGGGTTCTAAAATCATTGTATGTAGGAATGTGCCTACTTGAAGGGCAGTTGAGTTTTGCTCTTTGCCATTTCTTACAATGTTATTGTA